ACGGTGCGTCTCGTGCCCGTGGGCGGCCGCGACCGCCAGAGGCTCGGCCGCGAAGCGCGTCAGCAGCGCGGTCACCGAGGTAGCGGTCTCAGTGTCGATCGTGCGGGAAACCTGCCAGTCGCCCGAGGGCGCCACCCGGCCGTAAAACACGTTGCTGCCGAACGGGCGGCCGTCGGTCACGGTGACCGTGCCGGGCTGCGCTGACTGGGCGCCCGCCACCTTCAGCACCACCGCGCGGCCGTCGGCCAGCGCCAGCGTGATCTTGGGGAACTTCTTCGTCTGGGCGGCCGTGGCGAACATCGCGATCACCGCGCCGAAGTCACCGACGTTGGCGGTTGCGGTTTGCGTCTGGGGGGCACCCAGCTTGCGCACCCAGTGCCACTGATTCTGCGATAGGGCGGCATTACCGCAGTCCGCGCGCGCCACAGCCTGCGAAAGCAGCGACTGGGCGAAGCCCTGCTGCTTGGCGGGCAGGGTGGGGATGGCGGCGGCGAGGGCGTCGAGGGCGTCGCGGTAGGTCATGTCGAGGTCTCCGGTTGGTTCGTTGTGTGCAGGACGGTTTGTATCCATTTTGGGTAACCTACGCAAGCGAAAAACGCCACCGCGCACAAATTATTCTTGGGGAAATTCCGCGATGCCAGATTGGCCAGCCGACACGGTTGAGCGGCGCGACACCGAAACGCTGCTTGCCTACAGCAAGAATGCGCGGTCGCATTCGTCAGCGCAGATCAAACAGATTGCCCGCTCGATCGAGCAGTGGGGCTGGACCATGCCGGTCTTGGTCGATGAGTCTGGGATGCTGATCGCGGGCCACGCCCGCGTCGAGGCGGCGCGCAAGCTGCGGCTGCCCCAGGTGCCGGTCATGGTGGCGCGCAACTGGACCGACGAACAGAAGCGGGCATACGTGATCGCCGACAACAAGCTGGCGCTGAATTCGTCGTGGAACGACGACACGCTGAAAATGGAACTGGGCGGCCTGCAAATGGCGGGCTGGGACCTGACGCTCACCGGCTTCGACATGGACGAGGTTGACGATATCCTGGGACTAGGCCCGTCGCAGGGCACAGGCGACGCGGAGGCGGTGCCCGAGGTGCCCCCGGTGCCGATATCCCAGGTGGGCGATGTCTGGCTGTGCGGCCGCCACAGGGTGATGTGCGGCGATGCCACTTCGCCCGCCGATATCACCAAGCTGACCCGGGGCGAAGCGATCGACGTGCTGTTGACCGATCCGCCGTATTGCTCGGGCGGCTTTCAGGAAGCGGGCCGCGCCTCGGGCAGCGTGGGGACGCGCGGCGACGAAATGGTGGCCAACGATACGCTGTCGACGCGCGGCTACATGGCGCTGATGAAAGCCGTGGTCTCGGGGTTCGGCACGGGCGTCGTCTACATTTTCACCGACTGGCGGATGTGGATCAACCTGTTCGACGTGGTCGAATCCTCGGGCTACGGCGTGCGCAATATGATCGTGTGGGACAAGGGCACGCCGGGTATGGGCGTCGGCTGGCGGATGCAGCACGAACTGATCATGTGCGGCCTGCGCGTGCGTTCGCCGTTCTCGCCGCAGAAAGCCCAGGGCAACGTGATCCAGGCCAAGCGCACCGGCAACCTGTTGCACGCGGTGCAGAAACCGGTCGATCTGCTGACCACCATCATCGATGTGACCGATCTGGCGCGCACCGTGGCCGATCCGTTTGCCGGATCGGGCGGCACGCTGATCGCCGCCGAGCAGACCGGGCGGGTGGCCTACTGCATGGAAATCACCCCGGGCTATACTGACGTTTGCGTGCAGCGCTGGGAGCAATTCACCGGCCAGACCGCAACCCGGGAGGTGGCGAATGGAGGACAACCAGCCTGACGACGTGGTCGTGGAACTCAATCCCGGCCAGCGGATCAGCCGTGGGCAGCCACGCGCGGAGCGTGATGAGAATGGGCGTATCCCCGCCTTTGTGCCAACCAACGAGCAGCGCCATACCGTGATGGTGCTGGCCGCCAATAACGACACCCAGGCGGTGATCGCACAGGCGCTGAATATCCACCACACGACGCTGACCAAGTATTTCCGAAAGGAAATCAAAACCGGCCGCGCCCAGATTGTCGCCCGCGTCGGCTACGCGGTGGTGAAGGAAGCGCTGGCGGGCAACATGGCGGCGGCGCGGTTCTGGTTGCAGACGCATGGCGGACCGTCGTGGCAGTTGCCGAAGGAAGCCCCAGGGGCGGACCCGGAAACCTCGCGCGACGACGAGGTGGTGCACTTCTACATGCCGCCCAACGGCCGCGACCAGCCCGAGGCGGACGACGCGCCACCGACCATCGATGGCGATGCCACCGAGGCGCCACCCGCCGCGACGGGCACCGATCCATGAGCGATGAAGATAACAAGTTCCTGCCGATCCCGAGCGGCGAAACCGTCACCAGCACGTTCAGGCTACAGGACTCGCCGTGGTATCCGTTCACCATCACGCTCGGCGAGCCGCCCTGCGCCATCACGCTGTTCGCTGACGGCAAGTGGGAAGGCAGCACCGAGGCGCTACGCGCGTCGCTGGTAGCCAGTAAGTCGTGGGGCGGCGACAGCACCGCGAAGATTCTGCTGTGGCTGTTGCTGCGCCAGATGGAAGCCGACCAGAGGTTCTGGTGATGCACCGAAACACGTTTGAGTATCTCAAACCGACCGATTTGCAGTTGGCGGACATGGCCGATCTGCGACAGGCATTCGCTACGTTCGCAAGCTTCGTTGAGATGCATGTGCCGCCCGGTCTCGATCGGGATCATGTGATGCGGCACCTGCGCACCGCTGCGATGTGGGCGAACGTCGCCATCACACGACTGGACGACGGCACACCGCGCGTATGAGTGCCACGCTTGAGCGTATGACGATTGCCCCGCAAGAGGGGCCGCAACGCATGTTCCTCGAAAGCGACGCCGACATAGCGATCTTCGGCGGCAGCGCGGGTTCGGGCAAAAGCTGGGCGCTGCTGTTGGAAGCGATGCGGTATCCCAGTCAGATTAAGAGTTTTGACTCGGTCATGTTCCGTCGCAATACCACCGATCTGCGCAAGCCGGGCGGGCTGTGGTCGGAAAGCGAAAAGCTGTTCTTTCATGCCCGAGGCGTCCCGGTGTCGCATCGCATGGAGTGGCGCTGGCCCGGCAAAGGCATGGTCAAGCTGTCGCACCTTGAATACGACAACACCGTGCTGGACTGGCATGGCAGCCAGATCGGCTGTTTGTGCTTTGACGAACTGACCACGTTCACCAAGCAGCAATTCTTCTACCTGATGTCACGCAACCGTTCGCCGACCAGAATCCGCCCGTATATACGGGCGTCCTGCAACGCCGACGCCGGTAGCTGGGTGGCGCAACTGATCGAATGGTGGATCGATCCCGCCACTGGCTACCCGATACCGGAACGCTCGGGCGTGGTGCGCTATTTCGTGCGCGGGCACGACGATGCCCTGCAATGGTATGACAGCAAGGCCGCCGCGCTGCGCGACCACCCGAAGCTGACCAAGGCGATGGTCAAGTCGCTGACGTTTATTTCCGCCAAGCTGGCGGACAACCCGGCGCTGGAACGCAACGACCCCGGCTATCGCGGCAATCTGATGATGCTGCCCCAGGTGGAACGCGAACGCCTGCTCAACGGCAACTGGCACATCCGCCCGTCGGCGGGCCTCTATTTCAACCGGCGCTGGATTCAAGTCGTGGATATTTGCCCGATGATCACCGAGGTCGGGCGCGGCTGGGATTTGGCGGCGACGGTGGAGACCACCGAGAACGACCCCGACTGGACCTGTTCGACCAAGATCGGCCGCACCATCGACGGGCGCTATGTGGTGCTGGACCACACGTGGTTCCGGGGCAGCCCCGCCGAGGTGGAACGCGCGGTCGCCAACATGACGTCGCAGGACGGCGTCGGCTGCAAGGTGGGCATCCCGCAGGACCCAGGCCAAGCGGGCAAGGCACAGATTGCCGCCTTCGTGCGGATGCTGGCGGGCTACGCAATCGAGTGGTCACCCGAGACCGGCGACAAGATCACCCGCTTCGCGCCGTTCTCGGCGCAAGCCGAGGCGGGCAACGTGTTGGTGCAGCGCGGCGCGTGGAATGAAAGGTGGCTGCAAATGCTGGAAGGCTTTCCGGAATTGCCGCACGACGATGACGTGGACAGCACCTCGCGCGCGTTCAACCTCGTGGCCGAGGGCGATATCTCGGTCTGGTCGCGGATGGCCTACTGATGTCCGATCATATCAACGGCGGCGATCCGGCCGCCAAGCCGCGCGTGCGCGTGCAGGCGGGGTCGTCCAATGACCATTTGGGCAATCTGACCACCGACAACATTTCTAATTTCGTCGCCCGCATCGGCCTCGGCCAGCAAAACCAACTCAGCCACTCGACCCATACGTTCAACCCGGTCACCCGGCTGAACCTGCTGATGGAGTGGGCCTATCGGGGGTCGTGGATTATCGGCGCCGCCGTCGATGTGGTTGCGGATGATATGACCCGCGCGGGCATCACGTTGAATAGCGACATGGACCCGGACGACGTTGAGCAGTTGCACAAGGTGATCAACGACCTGTGCCTGTGGCAATCGCTCAATGAGACGGTGAAGTGGTCGCGCCTCTATGGCGGCTGCCTGATGGTCATGCTGATCGACGGGCAGGACATGGCGACGCCGCTGGTAAAAGAATCGATCGCAAAGGACCAACTCAAAGGCTTCCTGACGCTCGACCGGTGGATGATCCAGCCCAGCTACAACGTGCTGGTGCAGGATTTCGGCCCCGACTACGGCCTGCCGGTGTTCTATCAAGTGGTCGCCAACGCGCCGTTCATGCCGAAGATGACCATCCACTACACCCGCTGTGTCCGCATGGACGGCGTGACGCTGCCGTTCCGGCAAAAGTTAGCGGAAAACGGCTGGGGCATGTCGGTGATCGAGCGTCTATACGATCGTCTGTTGGCGTTTGATTCTGGCACGATGGG